CAAGAATAGGAACTTTTACTTTTATTACACCATCAATATTTTCCGTAAACCCTTTCAATTCATCATTTTGTTCTGATGTTACAGCAATGGTTTGACTACAAAACTTCCACTCCTTCAAAAAGTTTTCCCACTTCTTAGTGTAGTTATCCCAATTGTCAGCAAGAAAATACCAATAGGTTTGAGGAGAGATAAAGTGGTCTTTGGTGCGTTTTTTTGATGGAAGTTCTAATGCCTCGTAACTCATCCATCCAGAGGAATATGCACCACACCCTTCATAAAAATGACGAGATACATCACGCTTACAAATTTGTTCAGACCACAAACCGTCATTCATGCACCCATTAACAGCGGAGTAAGTTACCCGAGCTTTAGTATGTGACTTATTAGTGATTTTAAACATTACACAACCTCAACAAAGTTTCCTTCTTCACCCTCAATCTGAGAAACAAACATAAAGTTTATCGTCCCAAGATTATTTTTTGCATCTGGGCCTTCTACCCAACCCATCGCAGAAGCAATCGCAAGAGCTTCATCCACAATGTCGTTATAAAAGTTATCCTTTACAAACTTACGAGTGGAAGGAATATCTTTTGCAGCAGTCTTAGTAATACCAACCACAACATTTACGTCCTTACCCTTGATCATGAAAGGAACCAACTTTTTACGCAAACGAGCATAACGAGTTGTTGATTCTGCATTATCTCCACCACGAAGAGTCGCAATCAACCAACTAGGAGAAGATGAAACATCAACTCCAAATTCATCAAGAATCATCTCTGCGATTAATTCCCGACTTGGTTCTGACTTCTGTTTAAAATTCTCATCAACCTTTGCAAGAACAAGCTCAACAGTGGACTCTAAACTTTCTTTCCAACCAATACCACGAAGGTACTCACGAATAGAATTTTTCGTTTTGTTGACCTCATTATCGTTAATTGCACAAACCGTGTTGTAGACAACATCTTTTACCTTGAGGGTGTTCTTAACCTCTTCCCGAAGGTTTTCGGCGGCAGCATACATCTTCAAAACTTTAGTATTTGCGAATTCGCAAACTGCAACGATAATCCACTCTTCTTTTGCAATGGTGGCAGCAAGGAAACGGTGTTTTCCAGTTACCAGACGACCCTCTGGGGTGACAACGGGCGGTTCACGATACTCACCCTCATATTCCCCATTCTTAAAGATAGTAACCAATTTCTTAACCTCAGTCGAATCGGTTTCACCTTCCTCTCGACCAAAATTATAGAACTTAGCATTGATATCTGACACACGGACCATGCAATACTTTACAAGGACCATGCCCTTCTCATAAATAGGTTTCCGACCAAATTTCTCTAATTCGGGCGACAACTCTTTAATTTCAAATGGATAACTCATAATCATTTCTCTTCGTTGTTTTCTCAGTTTATACCTAAGTATACACGGCATATCAAGTTTTGTCAAGGGAATAATCGGCCGTTAAGTGCTTGATTCTAAAGTAAATTTAAAAAAACTCTTCTAAATTACCGATTTCTTTTTTTGCGAATCGACCAATCAGGCGTTCTGACTTACCCATGTTACCTATTGTTGCGGCGCTCAAATCTGTGTAACATACGGTTGTGAAACGCTGTCCTGCACCACGAATAGGTGTAACGCAGTGCAGGCTCTTAGAATCTGCAATGCATACGCTGTTATCTGGAAGATCAATACCTACACCCCAACGTGGGAATGAAAGATACGCTCCCGTGTATTCGCCTTGTCGGTGGCAACTCATAGTTGTATATTCTACGTCCTTCCCATCAGAATGGACACCCATTGCCCTACTCTGCATTGCACTGTACCGATTTGCACTAATCGTGGTCACCATACCATGACGGTGTTCTGGTGCGATATACTCTTCTGCAAATCGTCTTTGTCGATTGTAAATCTCTGGAGCAACACGATTGAATGCAATCTCTACATCCCTGCACAGAGGCTCTAGTTTTTCCCATGTCTTGGGGTTTGATACATTAATCTTACCAGTGAACCGCCCTCGTTTCGCACCAATCATAACTGAACTGATTTCATTGGCGTATGCAATCATACCCCAACCACCTGACTTAGTGCGAACATGGTATGAATTGGGTGTGCGTAATTTATAATGCTCTCCTTCAATCAAACCTTTCTTTTTCATTTCCTCTGGATCGATAGGTCCAGCGCAGTTCGCTCTCATGGTAGATACATCTTCAATAGAGTACAACACATCTCTCATAGAGTCGTCTGCAAAACAGTTTGTTGCAACATACGCAATTGGAATACCTTCCTCACCCAAAGTAGAATCTGGACGATAGATGGCAGTGTCTTCTGTGATGGTGATTATCTGATCTAGGTCTTTCTCATCATAGAACTTACCGTTCCACTTTTCGAAAGTCTCTTTCTCACCATAATCAGTCTTTGCTGTTATGTACTTCATTGTACGGCTCCAATACCTTTTCGTAAATAGATTCTGCAACATACTTCATCATCATAGGTGCGACCATCAAACCAATACGCGCCAAGCGTTCGTTGAGAGTCCCTGTCAAAATATAATCTTCTGGTAGCGTCATAATGCGTTTTGACTCTTTGGTGGTATACACTCTGTCCTCAGCTGCATGTAAGTGAACTGCCAGACTTGTCTGCAATCCCTGCTCAGAAAGTGTATGACTTGCCTGATGCCACGGAACGCGGCGGCTCTGGTAGAACGAACTCTTTGCTTCTGGAACACTCTTGCCCCACTTCTTTCTGTGAGCAATCACTTTTTGATACCAAGGTTTTACCACATCGTCTCCCACCGACACAACCTTATCAGGATTCTTAGGCAGTCGTTTCAACCACTTGTATTTAGCACTCTTCTTCATCGACTCACATAGTTCATGTGCCTCAACACGGTTCTCATTATCTAGACGAAGATCACCGATTGCATCCTCTACTGTAGGTTCCTCATCCATTGCACCATCTGGAAAGAGTGAGGATATGAGCATCCAAGGCATGTCAATATCATCCATCACATCATTGCGAACTGATATGATGAACACACGTTGTCTCTTTTGTGGAACACCGAAGTGTATACCGTTAAGCACCTTGTATGTTGTAGTGTAACCTAGAGCCTCAAAGTCTGTACACATCTTATCCAGATGTGATTTTGCATAGTCCATTGTCAGACCCTTGACATTTTCACATATGATGACTTTAGGTTTCATCTCTCCAGCAATACGAATCATCTCCCATGTTAAATCTTCGATATTCTGTTGCTTCATGCCGTAAGCCATCTTCTCCTGATTCCAACCTTTCTGTTTAGTACCAGACATTGAGAATGGTGGACAAGGTGGCGAACCATCAAGTATGTCCAGTTCACCGACCTTTAGACCTGTCATCTCCATAATCTGTTTACCAGTGACATCTTTAATATCACCACAAATGTGTGGAGTGTTTGGCCAGTTTGTAAGATAGGTATCTACCGCGACCTGTTGAAACTCATTCACAAAAAGACAATCACCACCTGCCAGTTTATAACCAGCAGATGATCCACCACCGCCTGCAAAGAAGGAGATGTATGAGAATAGTTTTCGATCAGAAGATTCCTTTAGGTCATCTAGTGTGTAGCGATAATATCTCATCCAAAAAAATCCTCCAGTGTTCCAACTTCATCGTTTTTCAATATCCAGTTCATCTTATCCGTTATCACACGCAACGGCGCCAAAAAACTGTCTTCATATTGACTAGTATAGTCAACCATAGGCAATATGTCAAGTTCCTTTGGTATCTTTGTCATAAAAGAAAACGCAGAGGCTTGATAGATATTGTCTTTGAGATTCACAAATTTCACCTTATCTCCTTCTTGAATAGAAACGTACTTATTGCCAAGTTTGTTCTCATCTACGAGATGATTGTAGAGTATTGCACCCTTAACATGTTTGGGTGCGCCGAGGGCAAATAAACGATCTGTTCCACGAAACTTCTTCAGTCCATTACAGGAGCGAGGATAGGCAATATCTTCTGGTGGCAATGTCATAAACTCCTCACGAAAATCTTGTATGAATGTATTTAGCATTTCCTCATCACCACCCATGATGATCCTAATTGCTTCCTTCAACTTCTCTCGACATGGTGCAGGAGTTGAGCTCTTCACGCTCTCAAGTCCCATGATCTTGAGTTTAGGTTCCTTGAACCGAACACCTTCCATATCATACAGGTTTAGAATGTATCGTTTCTTTGCAGTCCAGATTCCCTTGTCAGCGATTGCCTCTCTACCCATCTCCATCTTCTGTTCGTATGCGTTGGTTACTTTAGCAAGAGCCTGATAAGACTTATCAATAAAAGGTTCCAGCTTCTCTTTTGCAATCTTATCCAAGAAATTGACAATAGTGTTAGTGTCTGTTCCCTCTTTAAACACCTTACTAACCAACCCGTCAAAAGTGATGTACAGTGAATCCGTGTCACTAGCAACAACGTAATCCATGTCTTTCGTTTCCAAGATTTTGTTAAGATAAATGTTGATGCTTTTCTCAACCCACCGAATAGACAATTGACCAGATGAAGTAATTGCAGTGGCAACCAGCAGATCAAAATAACGAAACCAATTGTTCCCAATAGCACCATATGCGCTGTTAAGAGAAATCTTCTTCGCCATTTGGATGTTGTTGTATCGGGCAATGTCTTTAAGTAGAGACTTTTCCCCAGTGTTTTCATACTCTTGTTGAGCGTCGAGCATAAGTCTTTTATATTTGACACGATCATTATACATACCCTCCATTAATTCTGGTAGAAACCCACGTTTGTCTTTGCGAAAGAATGCACCATTAGGAGTCATGCAATATTCTGTATCATTCTTTACCTTACCAGCCAACATCTTATCCACCATACCCTCAACAAGTTCGGCGTCCTTGTTAACAAGCGTCTCAGGTGAGATGTTGTACTGCATGATAAGATGAGGATACAGAGAGTTCAAGTCAAACGACATAACCCATTTGTGCATACCTACCTGTGGGTCTTTCACATAGGCACCTTCAAACTTATCTACTTTCTTGTGTTCCTTTTTCTGTGGAATCACAAGGTTTCTTTCGCGCAGATAATTGTAGATAAGGATATCCCAATACCGCACAGTTCCAAGCACATCAGTAAAATTAACCTTTGCCTCATACGCCATCGTCAATGCAAGTTCAATCAGCTTCATCTTGTCTTCAAGACGGTCAACAATCTCCACATCTTGAATGTTGTATTCGATGAACGACTGATAGTCTTTAGTGTACCACTCGCGAAATGTCTCGTATGGATTGCCATCCTTGCGTTCACCTAGTTCGACAAACGCAATGTGGTCCAGACGATAGGACTCCTGATTGGTGTATGTGAACTTACGATACAGATCAAAGTAATCCAGTGCAGCGATGCCATCTAGAGTATAGACTTGATGAGTACGACCCATCTGATACACATCACGAGCAAACACGTTCTTCCACGGAGACAGACGTTTGACCTCTTCTTCATCGAATACGTTACGAATACGATTGCAGAGATAAGGAATATCAAAGAACTCTGTATTCCATCCTGTGATAATATCAGGTGTGTGTCGTTCCCAGAATGCTAGGAACTCTTTCAGCAGATGTACTTCACTCTCACACTGCACATAGGTTACATCATCACGGTCTGTGACGAACTCACCGATACCCCAGACAACGATGCGTTTAGTCTGGTGATTCTTGAGAGTAATAGACAGCATAGGTTCTGCTGCATCTTCTGGTTTGGGGAAACCGTTCTCACACTCCACCTCAATATCGATGGTGACCATGAGCATCTGGTCCAAGTCCCAATCAATCTGTTTAGGATACTCATCAGCAATCCAGCAATAAGGATACTGTGTGTTACCAAACATAATGTCTTTTTGGTTCTCACGATCAGATACCCACTGTTTTGCCTCTTTGATAGAGTCGAACTTATGTGGGAGAACACTCTGACCATCCAGAGTTTTGTAGCCAGTCTCCTCACGGGTATTGACCAGATCGAACAGCGTAGGTTCATATTTAACTCTGCGAGTCGTGCGTTCTCCATTCCTGACTTCACGAACAAGAATAGAGTTACCGTATTGCAATACGTTTGTGTAAAAGTTCATATAAAGACTATATCAGGTTTCCGTAGATTTGTCAAGGGTCCAATTGTCACGATTCATATACATCTTCAAAATTTCTTTAGTGATGCTACGATCCTTACCTTTGATGAGTGGTTTTGCAGCAGACTTCGAAAGTACTGCCTCTATTCCCATCAGGCCGGGAGTAGAGTTGACTTCGATAAAATATGGACTTTCTCTATCTCTATTCTTTGCAGGAATAAAATCAACACCAACAACCTGACCTTGAACTGATTCTGCTGCTCGTAAAGACTCCTGTGATTCACGTTCTGTCAATTTATGTGCTTGTGGTTCTGATCCCTGTGAGACGTTGCTTCTAAAGTCATCTCCAACGACAGGTCTTTTGATTGCA